TAGTTTAGCATTCTCTTCCAATATTTCTTTTATTTTTTCTTCGTTCATTATGATATTGTATATAATAAAAAAATATTTATATCTGTTTATTATATTTTGTGCGAACTTAAATATTCAAAGGTGTATAAATAATGAATCATAATGATAAGTAATCAGACCAGCTTTGTTTAGTACCACCATCATATTGGAATGCATAATCATTTTGAATTAACCAATCATTAATAATGCAATCATCATATAATATGTTTACTAACAATCTACCATATTTATCAAATTCATTGCATTGTACATAAACCATTTTATTTAATATTTTGTCGCGTAAACAGTCACGTACTTTATATCCATGTTTTTTTTCAATACTACACCGTGTTCTTATTTCGGGTGTATCTACACCAGATAGGCGACAATTCCATCTGTATAATTTATTGTGAATTGGGAAGACACATTTAATAGTATCCCCATCATATACATCAACAACTTTGGCTAGATGTTCCTGACCTTCTAACGAAAATAATTCAACTTTATTATCAACATTTGCCCAATCAATTTCCATACTATAAATAATATAATGGAAAACATTTATATTATTTATATGAATAATCTATATTTTTTATTTTAATTTTTGTATTTATTCGTTCTTGCTTTCAACATTATCATCGCGACGGTTTGGTCGGGTTCTGTATTTACGAACAGGTCTATCACCGCCTTGATTGAGTTGTCGTGTTTCACACATAAGTGAACCGCCCTTTACACCGGATACATCAGCAGATTGATATTCATGTTGTCCAGTAGTAGACTTAATAACATCAAATTCAACATATTCGCCCTGAACTAAATACTTATATTGAGAATCAGTAACACGAATAGAAGAATAATGAGTAAAAATATCCTTACCTTCTTGGTCGCCATCTCGTGCTGTAATAAATCCATATCCTGTCTTATTATTAAACCATTTAACTTGTCCGGTTACTCGTGTAGTGTTTGTTGCCTGGGTAGTACTCATTGTCTCCTAGTATACGTTATTATAGTATAGTTTTTCTATATTGTTTACATAAACAATAATAATTAAAAATTAAAAATGCTACATAATGAATTATATGGTGGTGTTTCATGGAAGTCTATTTTATAAGATATTTGAAAGAAAGTATCAATATCTTTGTTAATGTTCTCACAAACAGGTAAAATGTGTTCAAGAGATTTTAATGTTGTCCGTTGTTTATTTTTAGAATGTAAAATATGTATTTCACTATTGTAGATTTCATTTTCGGTATCTGTGTAAACAGAATCCCATGGTAATTCTTGTGCAAATAAATAAATATAGATATACCCCAAAGATATAATATCATCCCGTCTGGAAGGTGTCCATCCTTGATGAATATTGGGACTAATATATTTTGGTGTACCAATAATTTCTTGTCTAGTAGAATTAGAAATATGTATCTGTTCGTCATTTACCCAAAATGTGGCTAATCCAAAATCAATTAAAAAAAGTTCTCCATTTTTAATCATAAAGTTCTGTGGTTTAATATCTCTATGAATGACAAAATTACAATGTATAGATTCCAAAATCTGTATGCTTTTTACCATAATGTAATTTAATTTAGATTCATTGATAGTTTTTATATTTAAATAATCAAATAGAGAACAATCATAGTAAGACATGATTAATCCCATAAAATCATCAATTTCGCCAAACCAATATATACTAGGTATGGATCTACATTTTTTTTCGTATAAATATTTCAAAATAGATGTTTCTCTTTTCAATAATTTATAAGAGGTTCTCTTCTCTTCTAATTTAATTGCTACATAATTATTATTTTTATTATTAATACCTCTATAAACTTTACCGAATTTCCCATTACCAATAAATTTATCTATATGGTATTTATTAGCAATAACATTATTTTGTATATCCATTTCTATAATATTATATAATAAACGTTTTAGATATTTTATAGATGTATTTTATACAAGATAATATTAATGTTATTTATTGGAAATATTTTTCGTACAGTAGAGAACCTAGTAAATAAAGGTGATAATTATTATGGAAAAATTATAAAATTTACACATTTTATAAACTTTATTTACATTTTAGTATTTACACTCTTTGGAATTCATATATTAAAAAACAAAATGTTAAATAATTTGAATACAACAATCCAAATGTTAATTTGTGGATTATTACTATTTAAGTTTCATCCTTTTAGAGAACATGAGTTAAAAAAAAGTGATTCAACGTTAATATTTAGTAGTGCAGTATTTTTATTTTTTAATTTGAGTATTATAGAGTTATTAAACAGATATACAAGTAAAGTGGGTATAGATTTAAGTAAAGGTAATGAGTTAGTTCGTGCAAGTATGGAATTGGCATTGGATGAAGGTGAAAAATAATAATTTACAATGCTGGATAAATAGATATAAATAGATATAAATAGATATAAATAGATATAAGTAGATATAAGTAAAATTATAATTAGTAATGAATAATAACGAATTTTATAAAATACGTTTATTAGATGATAATGAATGGCATAATATTATAAAAGAAGAATATTCTGCTTATAAAAAAGAATATAAACCATATGCGGCTGCAGTAACATATTTAATGTACAGTGGAATTAGTCATCCCGGTTTTAATAATAAATATTTTGTAGAAGAAATGGCAGATTCTTATGCAAATGCGTTTCAGGTACATCAAAAGCCATGTAAAACAGCTTATATACATAAATACTGGATTCGTAAATTGCCTTATTTTTGGTATTTATCTCTAGTGGCAACACCAGTAGATATATATGCACATATATATCAATTTATAAACGGTGAACATGATATGATATTAGAAGGGGGTGCTTTTTTCATACCATATCAAATATCACATTGGACTATGCTTAGTATTGCATTGTTTGCACCATATGTGTATAATTATACATCTAGTAATTATTGGAAATATTATTTTAAATTTATAAAAATGAATTTAATTCTGCATGAATATATTTATCGTTTCACAATTCGTAAGTTGAGTTTAACTTATAGGGTAACGGAGTTTTTATTATTTATAGTAATGGTAATGAATGTAAATAATGCAATCCAAAAACAATTTTCAAATACAATTCCAGATAGTGAAAAACAATTGATGATTATTATGTAAATAATAAAAAATTGAATTAAAAAATAATATCCATATGTTATTATAATAATAAATGGATAATATAATGGAACTAACCGCTGATACAATAAATGATGTATATAATGAAGCAATAAAAGACCCATCTTTATTAGCATCATTGGATGTAGAACAATTGTTAAGTACACTAGAAAACGAGAACAATGATTATCTAGAAGATAAAACATTAAAAGGAATAACAGATGAAATCCATGATATAATACAGTCAGCAATAGAAGATATAGAATTACAACAAAAAATCTGTTTGAAATTATTAGATTATCGTTTGGTAGATGAATTACATGAGTTACATAAAGGAAAACATGTAAGATGGATTCGTAGAGATACTAATAAATTAACAAATGGAGGAATTGTAGTAGATATAAAGTTTTTAGACACGGGAACACAGGTATTATGTAAAAATTCAATGAATCGTTTTATTCAATACAAGTATGACGAATGTATTACATTTCAAAAGTTATCACCTACAGAACAATTGATATTGATGGCTTATGAACATGCAGAAGAAACAAATTAATTATTACGTTTTCGCGTAAAAGAAAATGAAACAGATTTCCGCTTACATGTTTTATTTTTTTTATTAGTAAGTAAAAAATATTCTTTGAGATGATACATAATTTTTTGTGAAATAAAAACATCATTTTCTAGGATAGCCTTTGTAGTATTGGTATACATATGATATGTACCACTTTTCATACATAATTCAATATATTCAGCTTTAAATGCATTTTTAATACTATCTCTAGGTAATAAAATAATTCCATATTTAGAATAAATAAAACGATTAATAATTTCATTTGTAGACAAATGATGATTATATGGCATAGGTTTAATATAATATACTTTTTCTTTTTGCATATCAATATAAGAAACATCATCAACAAAAAATATGGTAGTTGATTTTGGTAAAAGAGTACAACGAATAAAATCATCATGTGTTTTTTTATGAGTGGTTCGGTTTAATTCAACCCGTATATTATTAATTTTGAATGCATTTATAATTTGATCAAACAATGTAAATTCAGTGGTAATATAATTATTTAAATAATTAACAATCAAATTCGTCCAATGTTGACTAACTTGATTATTGGTGTATACAAATAATTTATAACATTCACCACTTTTCTTTTTATTTGCAATATATTGTAATATAGAACGTATTCCATACCGTAAAAATTCTGGATATATATCAAGTATATCGTTAAAATGAATAGAAACAGATTTTTTATTATATCGTTTTATTAGTGACCATAGTATTTCTAAATCTACAAATGAACCTAGTGTTTCGTCTAAGTCAAGAACCACAACCTTTTTAGCTCTACTTTTTTTATGTTTTGAGAAATATTTTCCTTTATATACTTCAATTAGTTCATTGTGATTATTGTCATATATCATATAAAATAATAGTTTATTTTATATAATAACAAAAAAATTAACTAGTAGAACCGAACCCACCAGTACCTCGTATACTGGTAGATAGTTCATCCCCTTCTGTTACTGTAACATAAATAGGACAAAGGGAAGGATGACAAATTTGTAATAATCTAGTGTTTTCATTAACAATATATTGTGTAGTAGTATCATTATCTGGTTTTAACCACCTAAATGCACCGATTAATGAACCGCGATATCCAGCGTCAATAATACCGGTATGGTTTGCTAACATTAAAGGTGTTTTTGATATACTAGAACGAGGATGTACATTAAAAGCAGTATTGGTAATGCGTTCACTGTCTACTTCGTAATAAAACATTTCCGTTTTTATATTCATATCAATAAATTTAGATGTGAATGGTTCATTAAAGATAATATCTTTGGGTACTAATACATCAAATCCGGAATCAGGTAATATATTAGTCATAAATTGAGTGTTATGTGCAGTAATGCGTTCAGTATATTGTTGTTTTAGTGTTGGATTATCTATGACCAATTTAAGAATTGCAAAATTTTTATTACAATTAACAGATGTAGCGCGTAATGTTTCAGATAATGTATTAATATTTTGAATTGTAAGAAATAAATCCATTCTAATAATTAATTACCTTTCATTTTTTTATATTCTTTCCAAGATATTGGTTTAATATCTGGATCAATATTAAGTTCAGTAGGCTTTTCTTTGTCATTTTTTTCATCTAAATGTTTAGATTGTTTTAGAGCACTATCAACATAAAGTTCTTTTAAAACTTTACCTACCATAACAGACCCTTCGTTTTGGTCAACTTTACCATCTTCAATTAACTTTAGAACAATTAATAATTTGGTCATAATTTCCAGGTCTAATTCATCTTTAACCATGCGATTAAAAATATCGGTATAATTATTGTATAAAAAGGGTGTTTCTGCTCTACATAACTGTACGTATTTATCATTATCACTATTTTTGATCATTTGATTTTTCATTCTAAACGTATCTAATTTTCTTATTTCATCTCTAAGTGTAACACTATGTTTTACACGACGTATAGTATTTGTATTATCCTCACTTCCCATTTCACTCACCATTTTTTGTAAATTTAATTTTTCATCTGGAGATAAATTTGCCATTTTATAATAATATTTTACTAATACCTTTTATGTGTATTTATTAATAATAGATATATTGATATTTAGCAAATAAATTAATATTTTTATCTTTGAAATATGTATAGTATAGTAAAAAATGAACTATTTGTCAATTTTTATGTTAATTGTATTTATTTCAGTTATATGTTCTTCATTATTTGTATCATGTAATAATGCGTTACCTCATTATATGGATACAATATTCCAAAAACATTCTGGTTTTGAAGGATTTTCTAACAACTCAAACACTTTAGATTACTCTAGTCAAGCTAACAATAGTGCAATGGATACTTATAAGCCATTTTTAATTGAAAAGCCCGCTGCTGAATGTAAAAAAGTATATGGATTTACAGGTTTATTTTGTGAACCTAGCAGCATAGATAATCCTTTAGATAAATTTGGAGGTTTAGAAGGTAAATTAGAATGTAAGGATAATTCTGGTCTTAGTAACTCAAGAGGCGGATTATGTTTAACTGATGAGCATAAAAAATTATTATCTACACGTGGTGGAAATATGGGTGAATGTAAACAAGATATTGGTGAGTAAATAAATAAAAATTTTGTAGTAACAAATTACTATAAAATTTACAGCGTGTATTATTCTAATGTTTTCATACATATGTCACAATACGTGATATTTTTACAATGTTCTGGGTCAATGTCAATATAATCGGATACAATATTATGTACACAGTTTTTTTCTATATAAGATTCAATAATTTTATATAATTCTACTATTTCATTATTATTATCAATATCAATAATATAATTTTCTAATTTATCTTTTGCTGAAACTAAATCTATTATAATATTTTGCATTCTGTATTCATTATCAATTTCCATTTCTTTCTATATTCTATCTATTATATAATAATTATATCTTTTTAAACCATTAGTAAACTAATAAAAAAATTTACATAATGTAGTGTATTTAATACGTTACATGGTTTAAATATACATAGCTAACACGCTAGGACTAATTTTATCTTCTTGCTTAATGAACTTATCAATATGTTCTGGTAAAACTGTAAATGGGAAACTAACATCAATATTCAGGTCCTTTTCAAATAGTTTTTCATCCGGTTTGACCAACCGAAATAAATTCAACTTTGTGTAAATAATTTCCAAAGACCTTTTTAAATTACGCACACCATCTTCGCTTTTAGTAATATCTTTATTAGAAATAATATGTTGCAATGTTTCATCTGGAATAATAACATCTTCTTCTGTAAAATTCACTTGTTCACGAATTTTAGGTAATAGATGTTTGCGTGCAATAACAACCTTTTCTTTAGAATCGTAACCCTTTGTTTGAATACGATACATTCTATCGCGAAGAATAGGGTTTACCTTACTCTCATCATTGTAACTGAATATGAATAAACATTTACTCAAATCAAATTTAACTTCTGTAAAATATTTATCATGGAATTCACTATTTTGAGAAGTATCAGTAAGATGTGTTAGAATACCAGCAATTTCTTCACCTCTTGGTGTATCACTGATTTTATCTAATTCATCAAAGTAAATAACAGGATTCATGCATTTACTATCAATCAAAATTTGTACAATTTTACCCCAACTACTACCTTCGTATGTATAGGAATGACCTTCCAAAAAGCTACTATCACCAGTACCGCCAAGAGCAATAAATGCGAATTCTCTACCTAGAATTTTACTAATACCTTCTTTAACCAGAGTTGTTTTACCAGTACCCATAGGTCCTTTAATTGCGATTGCTGTACCAACAGCAGATGGGTTAGAAATCCATTGACCCATCATTTGCATAATTTGCATTTTGGCATCATTTAATCCAAATACACAATCGTCTAGTTGTTTTTTGGCATTAGCCATAAAATTATGACAAACATCAACACCATCAGTAATCTTAACATCTAGGTTTTTATTAATTCCAAATGGAATCTTCATAAAAGTATCAACCCAATTTTTAATTTTGTAATATTCTGGGTCACCCGGCTCCATTGTCTTCAATACATTTAGCTTTTGCATTGCAGTAGCTTTGAAATATGCGGGCATTTTGGCATCAAGTAATGCTAACCTATATGGCTTATCAATATTAATATGTTTATTGATTTCTTTAAGGTCACCCATAATGCGTAATTGTTCTTTATTAGAGAGTTTTTTACGAAAGTAATCAATTTCATTCGTTCTTTTCTTATCATTATGGATAAGTTTATGATAAGTTTTCGCGTTCTTAGACCTAGCCTTTTTGATTAATTTATTAATAGAATCTTTGCATTCATTAATCGCATTTTTCAGGATTTTACTATTGGGTTTCTTTGCGTATTGTTGAGCCAATGTTTTCTTTGTTTCAACCAGTTCTAGATATTCTTGTTCAACATCTGTTAATATAATCTCTTCGGTTTCTGATGTATTCTTCTTTTTCTTTTTATTGTTATTTTTGTCATTAATCTGTTCTACAGAACCAACACGTTCATACGTTTCTTTCATAAATGCTTGTTCATCATCGCTATCACAATCTGCATCATCTTCAACATATTCATCTTCCTCTTCTTCACCATTACCATCTAATGCAAGAACAATATTATAAATGCCTTTTTCATCTTCCTCATCATAATCTTCGTCATCCTCGTCATCATCATCATCATCATCATCTTCTGTATCTTCAATATCCTCTTCTTCATCGTCTTCATATTCTTCTTCTTCATAATCCTCTTCAACAGAACCATCTTCTTCATCTTCATCAGCAGCTAAAGACATACTACGTGTACGAGGTCTATTATATTTCTTGGTGGTAGTTTTGTTATTTTTGTTATTTTTTTTATTATTAGCAGTATCCTTTGCCCGATTTTTCATATATTTAGATGGAAAGATATTTGAAATGAGTTTTTGTAATTTTGCGACATCAATATCGCCTTCTTCATCTTCTTCGTCATCTTCTTCGTCATAATGCTTGCGATTATTCTTTTTATTCTTTTTATTTTTTGACTTTTTTGAAGGGACATATAGTGATTCCGATGATTCAGTTTCATATTCAGTTTCATATTCAGAATCTTCTTCACTATCACTATCCTTATTCTTCTTAAGCTTATTCTTAAGCATTTCCTTACGTTGTTGAGTTTTAGATTTAATAGTCATTGTGACAAGTATAGTTGATATAAGTATTAGGTATTTTTTAACTCAATTTTTTACATAATTCTAATATATAATATATAAATGTATGATTTAATAATAGTTGGTGGTGGTATATCTGGTTTATATTTGTACTATAAATTATTGAATACAGGTAAAAATATAATATTATTAGAAAAAAACGATAGATATGGTGGTCGTATATTACAACATACTGAAAAAATAAACGGTGAAGTGTATTCATTTCCAGCAGGTGCAGCAAGATTTAATTCAAACCATGTAGAAGTAATAAAATTATTAAAAGAATTAAAATTATTGGATTTTCGCAAAGATAAGGGAGGTAGTTCAAGTATAGATTTTGTTGATAGTAATAATAATTTTCCTAGTAAATTTGATAATAAAAATGGGTTTGTTTATATAAATAAAATATTAGATAAAGCGAAAGGTGAAGAAATAGAAAAATTAAGAAAATATACTTTTCAAGAGTATGCAAAGAAACACTTGAAAAAAGAAGAATTAGAATATATGTTGATAGCATCAGGCTATAGCGGACAACTAAAAAATATGAACATGTATGATGCCTATCATTTATTTTCAAAAGGTATTCGTACAGATATGCAATATTATAGTGGTTATTATCATCATATGATAGATGCATTAGTAAAAAAGATAAAAGAAAGTAATGGTATATTAAAACAAAACAGTGATGTAAAATTAATAGATTATGATAGTAAAAAAGAAAATTATGTAGTTTCTGTAAACAATAAAGAAATTAAAAGTAAACAAATTGCATTATGCTTACCAAAAGAATCATTATTATCATTTTCTTTTTTGAATCCTATAAGAAATATATTAGAAAAGTCAATATCATGTAAATCATTATGTCGTGTATATGCTTTATTTAATAAAGAAGATATTTGGTTTAAAGATTTGAAAAAAAAGGTAATAACAGATAATAAATTAAGATATGTAATACCTATGAATGTAGAAAAAGGTTTGATAATGATATCATACACCGACGATAAATATACAAAATATTGGAATAGTATGAAAACAGACAAAGAAGTAAAAGATGCAATAGTGAAAAACGTGAAATTAACATTTAAAAGGGAAATAAATGCACCAGAAAAGGTATGGGTATTTAATTGGGATTGTGGTGTAGGATATTGGAATAAAGGAATAGATAGTAATAAGGTAGCAAATCAAATAACAAATCCTTGTAAAAATTTATATATTTGTGGTGAAAATTATAGCTTAACCCAAAGTTGGGTAGAAGGCTCTCTTGAATCTTGTAATAGATGTTTAACAATAATTAATAAGAATAATCATCATAATAAGCTTGAATAATAAGTTTTGAACCATCCCATAACATTAATAATATACCAAATAGTATTAAATAAATATCATTATATTTTCTTCCTTTATACACAAGAAATGGTCCAAAAATAAATACAGCGAGTATCCTACCTAAATAGTATAATAAATGTTGGTATAATTTCAAAGTTTCATTGAAATTTTCTTTCCATTCTATTTTAAAGTTTTCTTTAAACATTATATATATATATATTTATATTAACATGAAAAAAGGAGTTTGTGCAAGTTGTTTAGATTTTGATGTAGAAAAAGTAGTAAAATCTAAAGAATCTTTAAAACCCGAATGGTTAAAAGAAACAGATTTTGTTCGTGAATTTATAAATAGTAATAGTATGACTTTAAAAACCCCATATTTTAGTAATGTTGAAATGAAATTGGAGTTGGGTAAAAAATTATGTAATAAAAAAATATTATATTGGGCAGCAGATGAGAAAAAGGATAAAAGTCCAATAATAAAAGATGCGAAGGTAGCATATAATAAATTTGAGAATAGTGGTGTAACAAAATCAAATGATAATGGAAGTGTAAAAATAAAACTGGGTTGTCCTCAATTATATAAAGCAAGACAAACCAGTGATAAACAATACAATACATTTTTCCGCCATATGCATTTTGTAGTAGAGAATAATGGAAAATGGGGTAATCAAATATATACAAAAGTAGTAATTTGTAAATATAATCTAGAAAAATTTATGAATGAAAAGAAAGATGATTTAACAGTAATAATAAATGCGTTACCAAGTGAATACTATGGAAAAGATCATATACCAAAAACATTTAATTTATTTAATAAAGATGTATCAAAAATGTCAATAATAGAATTAGAAAAGTGGTTTGAAGAAGTAGTAAAAATACATTATCCAAAATTAAATACATATATAAAAAGTAAAAAATTAAAAATAAATGAAGTACCTATAATAGTATATTGTGCTCATGATAAATGTAACGCAGCAGAATTAACAATAAAAGAATTAATGAAAAAAAGTTTTGTAAATATTAATGAATATAGTGGAGGAATGAAAGAATATAGAAAATTGTATAAGGAAGATAATTAAAAAATTGAATTTATAATATTTAAAAATATATAAACATATTAATATATATATATATTAAAATGTCACCACAAAATACAGTGATGGATGATTATACACCTTCATCTAGAATTATTGGGGTACAGTTTAGTATGTTATCACCAGAAGAAATTAGAAAAAATTCAGTAGTGGAAGTTACATCGCGTGATACATACATAAATAATAAACCAGTAATAGGTGGATTGTTTGACCCTCGCATGGGGGTACTAGAACCAGGATTGATCTGCCCAACAGATGGATATACGTATATAAATACGCCTGGTTATTTTGGTCATATTGAATTGGCCCGTCCAGTCTTATTTATAACACATTTAAAAGAAATAATGAAGTTCTGTAAATGTGTCTGTTTTAAATGTAGTAAACTAAAAATCAATAAAAATTTGCATAAACATATTTTAAATAAACCAGCAAGTGAAAGATGGCAATATGTAACAAATTTGGCACCAAATGTCAAGCGTTGTGGTGATTGTACTGAAGATGGTTGTGGATATAAACAACCAGATAAAATTCAAGTAGAAGGAATGTCAACTATTCAAGCGATATGGGAAAAAATGGATACTACAGATAGTGATAATGGAAAAGTAGTTATAAAGTTAACACCCGAAATGCTGATTAAGATTTTTAAAAGAATTTGCGATGAAGATGTACATTTTATGGGATTCAGTCCAACATGGTCTCGTCCCGAATGGATGATATGCCAAGTATTACCAGTTCCCCCACCATCAGTTAGACCATCTGTTAAACACGATGCACAACAACGTAGTGAAGATGATTTGACACATATTTTCAGTAATATTATAAAAACAAACAATGATTTGCGTGACAAGATTGCTAACGATGCACCAACAAAGGTAATTGAAGTATTAACCGGTATTTTACAATATTTTGTGGCCATGATTGCAAATAATAAGGTAAAGGGTGCAGACCCAATGGCACAGCGTTCTGGGCGTCCTTTAAATTGTATTAGTGGCAGATTAAATAGTAAGAATGGTCGTATTCGTGGTAATTTGATGGGAAAACGTGTAGATTTTAGTGCACGTTCTGTTATTACGGGTGACCCCAATTTGTCTATTCGTCAATTGGGTGTTCCTTTGAAGATAGCAAAGAACATAACAAAACCAGTAACTGTAAATGATAGAAATCGTGACTTCCTTATGAAATTAGTACAAAATGGACCAGATGGTGGTTCTAATGGAGAACCCGGTGCAAAAATTCTGGAACGTCGTAACGGTGAAAATATTTCATTGCGTTATGTTGATACTGGTTCTATTCGCTTGGAAAATGGTGATATAGTTCACAGACATATGATGGATGGTGATGCCGTACTCTTCAATAGACAACCTAGTCTTCATAGAATGAGTATGATGTGCCATATCGTCAAAATTATGAAAAAAGGTGATACGTTTCGCATGAATGTTGCAGATACTAAACCTTACAATGCCGATCAACTTCTCCCATTGAGGTCGGCAACAGGGGGCCTTAAAAGGGTGCTACCCCCTAGTATATAAAATTTAAATTAATAAGGCAAAATTATATAAATAAAATTATATAAATATAATATATATGTGTGATACAAAACCAAATAGTGTCAAAAAACAGTGCAGTAATTGTTCAATTGAAAAAGTAGAGAGCGAGTTTCGTCTTAAAGGTAAATATAGACAAAACTGTTGCAAAGTTTGTGCAAATAACCAAAGAAGAGATAATTATAAGAATAATGAATCTCTTAGACAAAAATGTATAAACAATGCAACTACTTTTAAAAAGAATAAAAAAGCAATACGTGATGAGCAATTAAAAAAAGAACAAGAAATTATTGGAATTGATAATAAAGAATGTAGGTATTGTTTTGAAATAAAACATAAGGATAGATTTAGACATAACCGGTTAAAATGTAGAGACTGTGAAAGAGACGAACCTAAAGAAAAATTCAAACGTTATGTGAGAACAAGAATATATAATTGTTTGAAAGTTCATAAAGCTAAGAGTGCTATTGAATATTTAGGAACATCAACCAATGATTATTTAGATTGGATTATGTCGTATGATATTAATTACAATTTAGATAATTATGGACCAGTTTGGCATATTGACCATGTTATTCCCCTATCACATTTTGATTTATCAATAGAAGATGAGCAACTGTTAGCTTTTAATTGGAGAAATACAATGCCTCTTTCTGCTACAGAAAATTTAAAAAAAAACAATCGTATTGACACTACACAAATAGATAAACATTTAAAGAAATTAGAAGAGTATCACACACATAAAAATATAACAATGCCTGAAGAATTTAAAAATTTATATGCGACACACCTTGATGCTGGAACGTCCTGAGAGCCTTAACTACCACCCTGTAATGGAAACGTTATAAGGGGAACTCGGTTAATTACCGAACCCAATGGTCATAATGTTAAGGATTGGATAATCAGCAGCGTTACTGTCTACGTCCGTTATGATAGGATACGATAGGCGTTCAGAGACTGAACGGGTGTGGGTGAACGATGAAGGATTAATCATCCCAAGTTTGCTTAAGATACAGTCCACCCCACTGGGAAACCTTTGGGATTTTATGACTGCAATTATGCAGTCATGTGTTCGATGGAGATGAGATGAATATGCATATGGCACAAAGTATTTTGGCAGAAACCGAATTAAAAAATTTAGCGGCAATCCCATACCAAATGATAAGTCCAGCTGGAAACTCGCCTATTATTGGTATTTACCAAGATTCCATGTTGGGGTCTTATCGTTTTACAAGACCGAATATATATTTTAACCCACGTGAAGCAATGAATTTACTTATGATGTCTACCAATGTAAATATGAAGAAGTTATTGGAAAATGGAGAAAAAATAAGCAGTTTTGATGTATTATCCCAAATATTACCACCAGTAACATTAAAATATAAAACAAAGTTATTTGATGAAGCAGAAGATTATGATACAACAAATAATGTGTTAGAAGTGCGTAATGGTAATTATGTACGTGGTCAAATAGAAAAATCCGTATTAGGTTCCACATCAAGAGGTATTATCCATCGCATATGTAATGATTTTGGAAATATGCGTGCTGCTGATTTCATAGATGATTTACAGAATGTAATCACCGAATATATGAAGTCAAGTTCATTTAGTGTAGGAATTAGTGATTTGATAGCAGACCGTAAGACCCAAGATAGTATTATTCATGCAATTTTAACTCAAAAAGAAGAAGTGCAGTCAATTATTGAAAAGGTCCATCTTGGTGTTTTTGAAAATAATACATCTACTACAAACATCACTCATTTTGAAAGTAGTATAAATAATGTATTAAATAAAGCAACTGAACAAGCTGGTAAAATTGGTCGTAAATCATTGAGCAAAAATAACAGGTTTTTGATGATTGTAAATTCTGGTTCAAAGGGTTCATTGATTAATATTTCCCAGATGATTTCATGTTTGGGACAAACAAATGTAGATGGCAAGCGAATTCCTTATGGGTTTGACAGCCGTACATTACCTCATTATAGTAAGTTTGATGATTCACCTGGTGCTCGTGGGTTTATTGAGAATTCTTATATATCTGGATTAACTGCACCCGAACTATTCTTCCATGCTATGGGTGGTAGAATTGGTTTGATTGATACAGCAGTCAAAACTTCTCAAACTGGTTATATTCAAAGAAGATTAATTAAAGGTTTGGAAGACATTAAAGTTGAATATGATATGACTGTAAGAAATAGTCAAGGTAAGATTATTCAGTTCACTTATGGTGATGATAATTTTGATTCAACCAAGACTGAAAACCAGAATATTCCATTAGTAGGAATGACATTGGAAGATATTTACATGCATTATGATATTGTAGGTATTAATGATGAGCGTAATAAATCTTTGGATATATACACAAAGGGTACAATTACCCGTATTAAAAGACAACGCGAACAAACTAAAGTAACATGTAAAGATTATATTAATAAGATGATTAAATATCGTGATGATTTGGTGAAGAATGTGTTTTTACATAAAGACGAAAATGAAATCAAAATGCCAGTTTCTTTTCAAAATACTATTGCGAATATTCAAGGACAATTAAACCTAAATATGAATTCTATTGTTGATATTACACCCCAAGAAGCTTTTGATTTAATTGAAGAGTATTTTAAAAAATTAAATAATTTTAAATTTGCAAGGCCGAATAAGTTGTTTGAAATTATGTATTACTTTTATATATCGCCCAAAGAACTCTTAAACCGTAAACGATTTCATCGCAGAGCATTAATTCTATTGTTAGAAACAGTTGTCTTGAAGTACAAACAAGCGTTGGTACATCCGGGTGAAATGGTCGGTGTAATTGCTGGTCAATCTATTGGTGAACCTACCACTCAATTAACATTGAATACATTTCATTTAAGTGGTGTTGCATCCAAGTCCAATGTAACTCGTGGTGTTCCTCGTATTGAAGAAATTTTGCGATTAACTAAAAATCCAAAGAATCCATCTATGACTGTGTTCTTGAAAAGCAATGATGAAGGTTTACAGGAAAAAGCTGACCATTACGCGAACATGTTGGAGCATACCAAGTTATCTGATGTGGTAAAGGGTGTACAAATTTGTTTTGATCCGGTGGATACGAATACCCGAATTGAAGAAGATTCACTATTAATGGAGCAATATTATGAATTTGAAAATCTAATTGAAGAATGTAAAGAAACAGAAGATAATGTAGATGGTAAAACAAATACACCAAAATCTCGCTGGGTTATTCGTATCACATTAGACCCAGAAATTTTGTTGGAAAAAAACATTACAATGGATGATATTCATTTTGCTATTAATAATAGTTATGGTAATGAAATATCATGTATATACTCTGATTATAATTCTAATAATTTGGTATTTCGTATAAGATTAAATGGTGATGTTTTAAATAAGACAAAGAAACAGCGTGGAGTTGCCAGCTCATTAGACCAATCTGATGAAATTTATTTGTTGAGAAATTTTCAAGAAACATTGTTAAAATCTATTGTTCTTCGTGGGTTAACAGATATTAAAAATGTATTGCCTAGAAAGTTGAAAAATATGGTTGTAAATGATGACGGTAAATATGTTCAAAAAGATACTTGGATTTTGGATACAACCGGTTCAAATCTATTGGATATATTGAGTTTGGATTATATTGATAGGCAAAGAACCTTCAGTAATGATATCAAACAAGTATTTAATACACTTGGGTTGGAGGCCGCACGACAAGTATTATACAATGAATTGACAGAAGTTATGGAATTTAGCGGTGTTTATATTAATTATCACCATTTGAGTATTCTATGTGATAGAATGACCACTAATCATAACATGGTTGCTATTTTCCGTTCTGGAATTTTGAATGATAATATTGGTCCTATCGCGAAAGCCACATTTGAAGTTCATACTGAAGTATTGTTGAATTCTTCTAGACATGCAGATTTTGATCCTATGCGCGGTGTATCTGCTAGTGTCATGATGGGACAAATCGGGAAATTCGGTACTGGGTCATTTGATTTGGTGTTGGACATGGAAAAAATGCAAGAACAAGATGTTCATGATATTTCACGTACTCATCGTAATGCAGAGGTTGATAATATGCTTGGAAAAATGCAGGATGATGGTGATATTTGTTCTAAAAATAATATTAAAATACCAAATTATATATCTAATATTAAACAAGAAGATATGGGAGGTTGTGATGACGATTATGATATTGGAATTTAAAATACATTATATCAAATAAAAAATTGAAACTTTTTTATATTTATATTAAATAATATATAAATATAAAAATGCTTTATGGTAATGAAACAGACCTAGATAGACAAGAGCGAACATTAAATATACAAGAATTATGTTCAAAGTTTTTGTCTATAGGGGGGTTTGGTGTCATAATAGATAATTTAGTTGGTTCTACTATCAAACGAAATGATATCAATGCACAAATTGAACAAGAAAATTCGGTGGCTGTATTGTACGAAGAAGTATTTTCTAAAACAATTAAACAGGAATTATTAGAACAGAAATATCTGGGAAGAAAGAAATTAAATATCATAAAGCGCGCACAACGTCATTTATGTAAATACAGGCTTCCCAAAATGTATGAACATTATAAAAAAGACTCTTTTAATCATTTTATGATGAATAATACTATCAATGGTTACATGAATAGACTTTATTGGAAAGAATGGGAAGAAGTAAATTTGTAAATTTGCAAAAAATTGAGAAATTATTTTTTTATATTTATTATATTATCATATTCATACATAATCTTATATTAAAATGGCAGAAGGAAGTGGTTGTATAATCGGTTTTATCGGTTTTATGGTAGTCTCGTTGTTTTATAGTGTATTTGGAAGGAAAAATACGCGTGTGAACCCTAAATAAGGAATACAAATATAAATATATATAAATATATATATCTATATATAGATGTCAAAGGTCGGTCCACCATTATATGTTATTAAACCTATAAAACCTATAAATATTAAACAAAAAATTGATAATATTCAAAATACTTCTATAACTAATAATATTAATAAAAATGATTTACCTATTTTTACCATGCAAGATGTTAATGAATTAAATGATTTTGTTCAAAATGAAATTTATGATTTATATTCACAACAAAGTAATATTGATAATAATATCATTACAAAGGATGACGTTAAACGGTTAGATTTTTTATTAGATAAACATGAAAAAATTATAGAACTATTAACCAATGCTACCTATTACTACAATAATTTTGATAAAATAAATCAAGACCCATCTGTAAACGTTATCAATAAAAGATTGGATTTATATTATAGATATATAATACCATATTTATCATCATATAGTAATAATTTAGATGAAATAACTGATATTTTTGCACCATGCTATGGCGGTAAAAAACGTAAAACGAAACATAGCAACACAAAACGTAGGAAGAAGACCAACCGAAAAACAAAACATAAAAGAAAAAGTTATAAGAAATAAGTATATATGGGATACGGATACGGAATATGGTTAGTTTATGACGAAGATATTTTTGAAACCAAACATACCGGACATTTCACGATTGCTTGTTTTATGGATTATTTAGATGCAGTTAATTTGTACGATGAACTAAAAAGCGTTTGTGGTGATAAAGCAAGAATAGATATTAATGGTGACCCTGTTATTTTTTCACCGGGTTTTTATGAACATGATGATAATAATTTAGTAGCATGGGGCTATGAAGGTGAAAGTAAATTATGGAAAAAATATGCTGAAATTTGTCAAAAATATAAATGTGATTTTTCTTCAGTACCCCACACCAGTATTGAATATAGCGACATTGAGCAGAATCAAATAAACACCAAAAAGACAGAAGAAACCACCATTTATTGCAAAATGCATTGTGTAGATATAACCAGCAATAATCCTTGTGAATGGAACATTATTATTTAGAAAAGAATGGATATAAAAAAAACACAACACATATATTGTGTAGCAAATATACACACACCCCGATTTAGCTCAGTTGGTAGAGCATTTGACTGTAGTGGTTAATACAAATATGTATTCTAAGGATATCAAAGGGTCACCTGTTCGAATCAGGTAATCGGGAATAATTAATAATAATATTTAGCCTTTTTTAATATTATTATTATATATATCTAATTTACGATATGGCTGAAACTGAAAAAGAAGATAATACACCTTGTACAAATTTATTATGTATTGCTGATTTAGAAGGTTGTTTGAAAGAACAAATTACAAAAGACAATACTACAGGACAAAATATTACTACAGCACAAAATATTACTATGTGTCAAAAAGAGACATTTAATGCTATTAGTGAATATTTAAAGGGTGAAGGTAATCATGTAGCATTTTTAGGTGACTATTTTGATAAAGGACCTCATATGGTTTCTTCTATAAATGGAATTGCTGGTTTAAAAGATGTTCACAAAGATAAAGTTCATATTATTTTAGGAAATCGTGATTTAAATAAGATGAGAATTAATATTGAAAAAAATATGAAAGAAACAAAATATACTGATGAAGTATGGGCTGACTGGAAAAATGCTTTAGAGCAAGGTGTTCCTCCAGGTGTTTATGAAAAAGATGAAACTAGCGCAAATATTGATGAAAATAATGAAACTAGCGCAAATATTGATGAAAATAATGAAACTAGCGCAAGTCTTGGTGAAAATCATGAAACTAGCGAAGATCTAGCTCTTAAAAGAACTAAATATTTATTAGCAAAAACATACGGAGCACCAGAGTTATTAAAGTTTTTATCAATAGAATTATCAAAAGAAGATTTACTTTACACAAACGAAAAACCAAATGAAGAAGAAATAAATAGACAAAACGAGGCACAAAAGAAAGCACTAGATTTATTTGGTGACATTTTTTCTGCTAGTACAGCGTACAAAAATAACGACGAAGAATCAACAAAATTTGTTAATAGTTGCCGTATATTATTTAACGAAGGTAAACTTATGGAAAAGGTAACTGTTGGAGAAAAAAATGTATTACTTTCACATGGTGGTTCATTTAATGCTCATATTTTTGATGAGAAAAATGTACATATGGATACTGATAAAAATAAACCAGCCGATTTTGAAAAAGCCGATTATTATGGAAAAATGGAACTTTGTCGTAAAGAATTAGAACGTGATGATACAGATGAAGGAAATCAAACTGAAGATATAGATACGATCATTCGTAATTATAATAAATTTTATCAAACGGTTCTTAAAAATGTAAAAGATAAAAGTCATGATGAAACAGTAAAAGATCATAATTATCATATGCTTCAAGCTATGGGATTAAAACTACCAACTAAACCCGAAAACCGCACAAAAGGTAAAACCAAGTACTTTGTGTCACCTATTGAAAGTTGTATTCTTAACGGTGGATGCAACGGAAATGAGCAAATTAAAGAAATGCCTGATAAATTAAATACGTATTTAAAAGACGACAGCAAAATTGATATAATTTCTCACGGTCACATTCCATTTTGTGGAACAGTTCCATTAATTTATAAGAATAAAGATATAATATTTGTTTCAAATGATGTATCTAATGGAAATAGACCCGGTTATGACGGTGTAGACACAAAATTAGAAAATATTCCTTTAAGTTGTATAAGTAAGGATAAAGTAGGAATTTGCTCATTAAACAGTTCTGGAAAATTAAATGAGGCAACTAATAAAATAATCGGTGCTTATAAAAATAGTATAAAAGGAGAAGAAATAGCAGATAAAGATTATTATAGAGGATTAGTAAAAAGCTATGATTCATATAATAATATTCCCGAATACACATACATAAATACTTTTTTTGACACAAAGGCACCGTATCAACCAATGGGTAAAATACCTGGTGCCGATGCTGCTCCTGGTGCTGATAAATCTGTCCCTGTCATGGAAATATCAAATAAACCTGAATCAGTAGAAGTAAGACCAGATCAAGATGCAAACACACAAGAAGAACAATTAACAGAAACAACAAATAATGGTGATGGTATTACTGATCCTGGTGATGTCAATGGTAATGGCAATGTTGTTACTGCTCCTGCTGCTGTTCATAAACAAATATCACCACTACAGAGACACGGCGCACAAGACAGCATAAAAATGGAAATATCAGATAAACCTGACCCTGTCACGCGAATATCGGATAAACAAATGAGAGGTATATTGGGTCAAGTGGAGAGGTTAAGACCGAAAGACGGTGGAAAAGCGAAGTCTCGTAAGGGTCGTCGTACAAAGAAAGGAAAGAAGGGAAATAGAAAGACAAAGAAGTCAAGAAAGTCCAAGAGGTCAAAGAGATCAAAGAAGTCCAAGAAGTAAATAAATAGATGAAATAAATATATAATAAATTTATATATTTATGAAAAGCGTAGAAGTAGCAAGAAATGTGTCAATAAAATCGTGGAACAATTTAATAATGTATATAGCATATATATTTTTTTATTTAGACGATACAAAGTTTACAGTCCCATTGGTTGATATCATGGTAAATGATTAAAATTCGGGTTCATGTTTCTTGAACAAACACCCTTGTTTAAGAAGATTGGGAATAGAAACGATAGAATTGGGGTCTTGAATATCAATATTGGATAACCAAATTTTGATAATACAGAAATTTTTTTTAGGTGAAATGGTGATACCATTAACAAATTTACTATGTTCGGGTTTAACACAAAGAGATTCCCCACATAAACAATAAAAAAGATTTTTCCAAACTTCCGGAACATGTTTATTACTAACTTTGTAGGAAAAGCACCCCCCATTTCTATTTTTGGGGTCTTCCCACATGGGTGTAATCCCTTCCCTCATAACAAAAAGCATACAATTACGAACAACATGGTCGTGTAGTTTAGTATTTAAAGCAATAACAGCTTCGGCACAATCAATTTCGTTCATTAATACTTTATAACTGGATAAATCCCAGTTTTTGTTATCTGGTAAATGGTAATATATATTCCATTTATCATTTAAAGTATGTAATTGGGTAGAAATACTCACTGCATCCATAGTGATTACGCCCTTATATAATAATTTGAAAAATCTTTAAGCCCTTTTTGTTAGTTTGTTGGTATAAGTTGATTATTATTTTTCAGAATAGAATAATCCAGTTTGTTAAGTCGCATATATTCATCAGGTTTAATCGTAATCATATTAATATTAGAATCCATGATATTGACTGTGTAGTCATTTGTAAAAGGAACAACAATATTATTATAATCAAGATATCTTTTTAAAAATGTTTTAGAAAATAGTTCATTATTAATAAAAAGAAAAGATTTGTCAAGTTCCATATTAATTTTAGCGTAAGGAAATTTTAATTCAATAGACAAAAATGACACGTTGGAAGGATGAGCAAATTCGTCTTTATTTTTGAGTTGAATCATATTGTTATATTGTACACGTGAAACATAAGTATCAAAATATTTACCAAATAAAAGGTTGTCATTATACAGAGGATTAAATGTGTTAGTACTGAGTAAATAAGAAGCAAGATTAAATGATTTTATAAAAGATGCGTAAGTAATAGTTTGTGAATCGTTATAATTTATAAAATGATAATCTTCAATATTTCTCCATTTATATGATGAGTTGGAGAATTCACAAACGTATAGTTGATTTTGAGTGACCCATAATTTGTGAAAAGGATAAATATTGTTTCCATAGAATTCAGCATATAAGAAGTGATATAAATATTCACAAATATCAATGGTATATGTAATATATGGGTGTGAATAATAAACTATTTTGTTATATTTATTAATTCTATTTTTGATAGCACAATAGTTGGTAAATAAAGTAATTCCATAAGAAACAACATGTTGATTAATATATGTATTATAAAATTTAGAAAGTAATTCAAAAAAGTATGGATAAAAAATTTCTGGATAATGACATACGTATATAATGCCGGAACAACCAGTAAAATAAAAAATGATAATAATCAAATGTAAAAATTCCATAATAATAAATAATAAAAAATATTTTTATATGGGTTCTCAATTACATATAATATGTAAAAAATTGAGAAAGTTTTAGATATATATTAAAAAGCAAAAACAATTACATGAATAATAACATGGTATATTTTCATAATTTACATAATTTATGCATCATAAAGGTGCAGGGTGGTGAACGTATATTTAAACAAAATCCCAAATGTGTTAAGAAAGATAATTTACAAAAAATAGATGAACAAAAATTAAATGCAAGTTGGTTATATGAATCATATTTTCGTGACACAAAATAAATAAAAGAGAGTGGTAAAAATATTGTAATATATTTACAATATTTTTTTATAGTTTTTATAATAAAAGAAATTAGATGTCTAGAGAGATGGTATTTTTATCAGATTTATTTTTTCTGCGAGAGCGTTTAGGTAGGTTGCCATTTTGCATTTCATTTAATGAACTAATAGAAATCATAGAATCATCACCTTGATTGGTAGGGCCGGGTGTTTGTTTATGTATATCAACACTGCGTGTTTTTAAGCCAGAAAGAATATTATCAATATCACTATTTTGTGGTCCTTTCATTTCAGGTCTTTGTGTGGGTGTTTCCATTTTTTTGGATGGTTCATTAACATTTTGAAAATTATTATTAACGTCAACCCCTTGTTCTCTGAACATAGTACCTCTGCTAGCATTAATATCCGGTCTATTGCTAGGTTTATCAGTATAAGTCATACCGGGACGTTGTGGTGGTGCTTGTTCTTGTGTATTAACAGGTGCGGGTGGCGGTGGTCCTCTAGGTTTATTATTATGGTCTTGCATTAAATTACTAGCGAATTCAAAACTGGGTGATTGTTGACTCATACTACTAACAGTAGCATTTGTAAACATTTTCATAAGTTCAGGACTCTGTTTGATAACATCATTAAAAGCGGGTGCGGCAGATGAAAGAGCTTTATTAGAAAAGTTCAATACAGCAGCACTGAATCCAACACGTAATAATAATGACAATTCGGGTGCCATTTTGCCCCCTTTATACTTATCATATAATTCACTAAAAATCTCTTCATAACTGTCAATATCTTCACTGACTTGTTCGCCCCATCCATCAAGATTGAGGTCAAATGGATTAAATGCAGCATTACCATATTCAATAGAATTAATGAAAGTCATGAACCACCATCCCTGTAACTTGATAGAATCTTTTCTGCGTTTATCTTCCATAACAGTTTCGTATTCATCTTCAATTTCATCATAAGGAGAATCCATAGAAAAATTGGAGCTGTTATGAAGTTGTCCTTTAGCATACCATTCTTCCATTTTTTTCAACATCATTCTTTTCTTGCGTCTTTTTTCGCGTTCATTTAATTTTGTACCAGAAGATGAAGTAGGTATATCATTCATTTTAGAAAATCCGTCCCATGTAGTAGTATTTCCAGTGCTATCTCTAGTGGCTTGACCTAAATTAGCATCATTAACAGTATCATTAGGTGTATTAATTTCAGTAGAAGAATCAGTAAATCCGCCTATACCAAATAAATTAGAAGCCATATTAGATAAAGTTTTACTTTCTCCACTACTTTGTTCTTTAGCGGCGGCAGTAGCAGTACTAGATAAATCATTCATTTCTTGTTCTAATGTATCTAAATCGCCTAAATCAAGTTTAATATTATCACTAGAAGAGCTTCTTTTTTTATCATTCATAAGTAGTTCAATGCCAGAACCAAAATTAACAGAAGGTGCAGAACTAGATGAATTATTATTCAAATCTATAGAAACCGGGTCAAGATTATCTAAATTAAGGTCGATAGTTTCCATTATTATGTTATTAATACATGTTTTATTTTTAAATCATCCGCATAAAATATAATATTTTTATTTTTTAAATACCAAATACCTTGTAAAAAAGAATCAGCTAAATCATCTTTTTTCTTGGTATTTAATGAATCTCGCCAGTGATTAAGATATGTATTGTTTTCAATAATTTGTTTAGAGTATTGAATCCCATCATTTTTATGAGCCTTATAATTAGGATTGGTTTTTGTAGTATTTTTATCAGTAGATATAATTGTATTTTGTATAATTTTTTCATCAAATTCTTTAAACTGTTTGAGTTTATGAGATGAAGATACAAATTCAATATGTATATCATCATTTTTCATAATAAAGAATTGTGCTAACATACCTTGAATGGTTTTCATTCGGTTTGCAATAGGTGAAATTTGATTTTCAATAACAACATGTGTTATAGTATCAATATCTGGTAATAAATTCATCATATTTTTCATGGTTTTTCCAATATTAATTAGATCAATTTCATTGGCATTTTTCGTTTTTTTAGATATAATGGGTTGAAAGCAAATTTTAGTATAAAAATTAGAAAGTAGTTCAATTAATCCATTTTTTTTAATATTTTTGGTTTCTGGTGTTAAAAGTAACATATGAGAATTGCATAGAGATGTTAATTCATCAACTTTTAATTTTTTAATATAAGGTAGATTGTGTTTTTTAGTAGGTATAGTCCATTGTTTATTACTTTTTGCATGTCTATCACAGAAATATTCTTCATTTTTTATAAATTTTGCTTTGTTTCCACAGGGTTTTGGTTGTATTTTTTTGGTTTTACCAGGAATCATACATGTACATGAATGCTGAATAGTATTTTGCTCAGGAAGCATATTCAATACATTCCAATCATGAATAACAATAGGTTTTTCTGGGTTGTCTGTGTTAGATAAAATACAGTAAGCCATATTTTTAATTCCAATATCAAAACTAATAACTTTCATTATGAAATATAAATATTTTTATTTTATATTTCATACGATATAACATATTTATTCTTTTTTTTCTGTTTTTTCTGTTTTTTTATCAAAACCAAAAGATCTAATTAATGTATCTTGTGTAATTGCGGGTGAAATAGTACGTGATTGTAACATTTCTCTAGATAAATAATTAGTTTTTAAATCACTGGTAGTATGTCCAAGAGTCTTTGTATTATCTTCTATAGAAGAATATACTAAAGGTGATGAAAACCCCATAACTTGGTTAGATTGGATATTAGGTGCGGTGGCAAAGCGTGAATTGTAGCCAGTGTCATTGGAAGATTCTCTAAAATTGTCTTGCATAACTTGAGTAGCATTATGTATGAGATATTTGCGATATGCCCAATTTGATTTAATATTATTTTCTTCAATAAGTTTAGCATTGGTAACTGCGTCGTGTTGCCATGCTGCTGTAATGGCGCGTCCATCACTCATTAATGGCGGTACTTCTGGATATTTATTGTTAGTATAATATCCACGTGAAGATAATGGTACAGTTTCCTTAATAACTGGATATGCACATCGTATAAATTCTTGTTTAGTAGATTGCATTATAATATACACTTATAATTATATATTATATATATTTTATTTTTTTATATGAAATAATCTAAATATCGGAAGATTCAATAAGTTCAATTAATTCAGATTTTTTTAATTTACTTGGGTCACTCATAAGACCCTTTTCAATGACTAATGATTTTAATACAGGTAATGTCATTTTCTTATATACACTTTTTTTAGTATTACTATGGGAACTAGTAATAGAGGATTCATCTAAATGATTATTTTCATCTATTTTTTCTACAATAATTTGTGGGTCTTCCGTTTGTTCAATTTGTGCGACAGGCTCATTATCTGTATCAACAATAGTATCATCTTCATTTGATTCAATTGGGTTATCAATATCCCCGTTAAGTTCTACTGAAACTAATTTAATATTATCATCCGTGTCATTATTACGTTCTACTTCATTATCATTGTCAGTTTCATCATCATTGTCAGTTTCATCATCATTGTCAGTTTCATTATCACTGCCAGATTCATCATCATTGTCAGTTTCATCATCATTGTCAGTTTCATCATCATTGTCAGATTCATTATCACTATCAGAATCGGTTAAATCTTGTTCATTATCACTCAAAGAAACCAAAATTTTTTCATGATTATTGTTTATTTCTGGCATTACTTGCGGATTAGTGTTATTAATTTGTAATATATTTCGTACATGCCCCAATTCACTAGCAACACCATTTATAATTTCAAACATAGTATCACATTTATGTTCTAATGTTGAAATTCTATTTTTAAAATGATATACCAAAAAAACAACTAATAAAAAGGTAATCGCTAAACTAATTAAGAAAAATGTTTCAAGCATTCCTACAAGTTTCATTATAATAAGAATACAAATTATAAACTATTACTAAACGAATGTCTAAATTCTTTTTTTATTATATTTATTCCCATTGCTATAAAAATAAATAGTTATTATATATAAATCATGAATCAATCATTTGAAACTAGTCAAAAACCAATAACACCTACTATAGTAGATACAACTTCTAAAATTACTGAAAATTCGGGTTTGTTTAGAGGTAAAAATTTATTAATAATAATATTGTCAGGTTTATTAATTTTATCATTTTTAGGAATAAATTTATTAGCATCAATGGGAAATTTAGTTGAAATAATAAGTAATTTATTCGGGCCATTCTTTGTCCAAATATTGTCTATATTTGGATATACAGCGGGAACAGTGCTAGATAAATCAACTGATGTAGTAACAGATGTAGCTAAAACTGGTATAGATTTAGCCGGTGATACATTACAATCTGCTGCAGATTTATTAAAAGATGCAAGTCGTGATAATGTAAATGAAAAAGCATTAAATCAAATGGATAGTGTATCTTCCGGTAATATAAATTCAAATGATTCAACAAATAATTCTGTAAATAATTCTGTAAATAATTCTTCAATAGACAAAACAATAAACGAATCAAAACCAAAAATAAATATTCCCAAACCAGATAATAGTGTAGATCCTATTCAAAAACCAATAACTTCTGGAAAAACAAATTGGTGTTTAGTTGGTGAATATCAAGGAAAACGAGGTTGTATACAGGTAAATGATAACAGTAAATGTATGTCTGGTCAAGTATTTCCATCCCAACAAATGTGTATAAATCCAACCCGTACAATAATTTCACATACTCATGTACAATAATTTCATATACTCATGTAATGTAGATAAAAAATAATATAAAATGATTAATTTATAATACATATAAAAATGTTTTTATATGTAATAAAATTGGAAAGTGATAAATATTTATTGCACTGTTCAAATATATATAAAAATGAAAAAACCAAAATTATATTAGAATGTGAATTACAATATGACTACTTAAAAAAGTATAAACCCATAGATATATTAGAATCCACAACAATACATCAAAATAGTGAAATAGATTTTTATGTAAAAAAATTTATGCATTATTATGGAATAGATAATGTACGTGGTGGTTGTTATATAAAAGAAAATATGAATAATGATACAAAAAATCAAATCATAAAAGAATTTGAAATAACATTAGAAGAATATGAAATTCAGAATAATGAAGTACATAATATATTAATGGAATATAAAGACATGGATAACTGGTCATTAAATCGTATAAAAGAAGAAGTATCAAAAATAAAAACTATAAAGCAAAAGTATAATTATGAAAAATCTATGTTACATAAATTAAAATATGGCAATACAAATATTGGAATAAATCGTACATTTTTACCCGACTTACAGTGGATAAATATTCAAATATCAAAAATCGCAAGTAATATAGAAATTGATGATAAAATAAAAAAAACGTATATGGAAATAGTAAATAGAATGAAAGTATTATATAAAATATTTATAAATTATACGGATATAGATGATACATATAACCCAAAAATTCATTTATACCAACCATCTACAATTTTAGATAATGTATTTTATCATAATAAAAATATCAATAATTGGGAAAATGAATACAGTAAAATAGCTAAATTTATGAATTATTATGAATATATTTATTATTGTGTAATAAATCGTATAGATGAATATACATTTGATGTCAAAACATATCCATCAAATATAGAAAATATTTGTAAATATAGAGAACGGTATTTACAAAAATATATTAAAAAATTTATTCATGACCATGACGGTATAAATTTAGACATCTAGGGTCAGTCATAGCTTCACCATATTTAATGTTGAATTTTTTGGAACACATTTTAAGATGTTGAATCCATGGTAATTTTTTACCAGAAGTTTTTTTGCTTGAACGATTACGTTTTACAGTTTTATTCTTTGCGGATTTAGATCTGTAACATTTACCAGTTTTTGGTGGACAACGTTTTGAACCAGTAGGACAACGAGGCATTATATACTATGTAAACAAATTAATAAAAAATTGATTTAAAATATTACATAAATAAATTATAAAATATAATCAACAATGCCTAAACAAACGCGTGAAGAATTATTTAATAATGCATTAGCAACATTTTTGGGGGATTTTGAAGTAACAGATGGTATTAATAATAGAAGATGTATAATTACAAAATATGATTTGACAGGTAAAACCGTAAATAAAAGTTGTTGTATACAGAATTATGAACTTAAAATTCCTAATAAAATAGTATTAGGTTATCAGGATATTTATACAGTTAACCCAGAAACAGATGATATATGGGAAGATTCACAACCAATATATGGGTTTCAAGATGTCCCGACAATACAACAATTTATTGAATCTTTTAATACGTATTTTAATAGATTTCGTTTATATATTAATCATCGGCTTGTTTCACATATATGTATTTCCAATATATTGAAAGATACATCAATAGATAATGAAATTTTAAATTTAAAAGTCGTATATCATAAATCACATACCCCATTTCCGCGTCCATTAACTGAACTAGAAGAAAAAAATAAAGAAATAGATAGATTAACAGATTTAGTTGATGAATATGAAAATAATATGGATGATTTAACAGCTAATTTTAGCATAGTTCAAAAAAAATTAAATAAACTAAAAAAAGAAAATGATAAAAATACAGAACGAAATGCAATTAATTATAAGCGTACACAAAAAGTATGGAGAGAAATGTACAAAAAACTAAATGAATTTCAACCGTGTCCAGTCTGCTATGAAACAATTGAACCAGATGCTTTAATTGTTCCTAATTGTACACATATGATATGTGATACTTGTGTTCGTAAATGCGATAAATGTCCATTATGTCGCGATAATTATGATGAATTTATAGAATTTGATTAATTACCATTTCCAATAAATGTAATATTTTTTTCAGGTAATATATCAGTTGATGAAGGTGCTAAAATGGTAGAATTTACAGGTGATTGTAATGTATAATTATCATCAATATTAACATACATAGAAAATATAGAGTTTGTTTGAACAAAAGTGTTTTTAGTGGTATCTTCACTTGAAGCAACAATATCTACGTTATATTTAATTCTAAAATCATAATTAAATCCTGGTGCAGTAGTTAACAGAATATTATTGAAACTTAATGTACCTACATATGCTTCACTAAAATAATTATAAGTATCTGTATTATTTGGTTTTTGTATTTTAGTTTCAATAGAATTGGTAGAATATATTGTATTAAATTTAATATCAATAAAATTGTTATTAGCAATTAGACTATTATTATAATAAACTTCAAAAGAAATTTTACTAGTATCAATGGTAGCAGTAGTAATAATATTATCATGAGCACTAGTCATATTATTACCCTGTAATCTAAATATGATAGGTGTTACATAATTAAATGACATAATAGGAAATTCTATTTTATTTCTAATATTTAATGTTGCAATTTTGGTAAGTATAAAATCGGGTTGAGAATAATAATTAGGATTGGTAGTAAATATCCATTGAGTGCTATCTTCTGGAGCCTGTTCAGCATAAGCGTTGGTGTTTTTTACAAAATTATATAATGGTATATTTCTGTCTTCTACTAAATACATAGGTGGACCAGGAATTCCTGCAGCCGTAGATAAAACCGGAATTTTATAATCATCTGGACATACAGTTCTTGATGGATTAAAATTACCTTTAAATAATTGCGATTGTATTTGTTTCTTTGTTAGCTGTGAACCTTGAGATGAACTTTTTTTATATTTTAAAATTTCGGTTTTTCTTCGCATATCTAGCTGAAATTTGGTTAAATTAGAATTAAGATATGGATTAATAGGTTCATATCTAACAGGTGGGATATTATTTAGTCGGTTTAATCTATATTGTGTATATTTTTGACAAGCTTCACTAGTATCAGTCATTTAAAATATATATAGAATAAATTATAGTTTAGATGTGTACCAAGAAGTAGATAAATAATTGTAACTCTTTTGTAATTTTTGTGATTCCTCTAATGGTGTTAAATTAGGTCCGGCATTTACGATTTTTGTTATTTGGAAAATATTTAAAGCACTATTATAATATCTTAAGTTTGATAAATTTCCAGTAAATCCATTGTTTTGACAAACATGAACATCGTAAAAATTTTGGAAAGGAACATCGCTTAAATTATATCTACCAGATACAGTACCATTAATATATACATCTAAAGTAGTATTTTGTAAACGAATAATAACATTTACCCATTGTTTTAATGGAATATCATCAACTTCAATAAAATTATCATTACCACTTTCTGTTGTTGACATAATTACTCTTAACGTTGCAATATTAGCTGTATTTGTATTTGTAGTTTGTTTAATATATAAACCAGGTGCATTATTTACTTTGGCAATACCATCCTCATTAAAATTATCTTTCTCACCTTTATGGAAAACATGTTGATATTTATTAATATCAGTTCCGCTCTTTAATTCATCTATACGTATCCACGTTGACCATGTAAATTCAATACCACTTTCTTCATTGTTAGATCTTTTAATCAATATAGAGTTATTGTCTTTAGGGTCTTGCGTAATTGTTTGTCCTTGATTACCACTAATCATACCATCAATTAGATAAGGACTGTTAGAATGACCCATAAAATATTGAATAGCTAAAATTCCTAAATTTAATAGGAATAAAAATACAATAATGACTAAAATAAGAAAGGCAAATTTGGCGATAATAGAATTTGAATCTAAAAATCCAGAAGATGCCTCAACACCAGCTTCAGCTTGTTGAGAAAATCCATCTAAACTAGAATTAACAGATTGAGAAATATTATTGAATGATTGACTAATATTATCACCTATATTTTGTACACTTTCTGGAAGTTCTATACTAGTAGATGAAGGAGCAGTTGGTTGTGTATTCATAATCGTTATATAATACATGTATAAAACGATTTTGTACGAAATACCCCATTAATTAAAAAATTTTATATTTTGATTGTTCAACATTATCTTTGAGTATAGATAAGTCAATTCCATAAGAACTAACAAAATTCTTCATGTTACCTTGACCATTACCTTCATTGTATGTATCCCAAGCAGTTTGAGGGTCAATAGGTTTATCCCAATGTTGAAATTTGGAAATGTATGCATCAAATGTTGTTCCTCCACCAAGTACCATATCTACATCACTCGGTGTTTTTGGTGTAGATGCTCCAACTTGAGTTTCAGTAGCATCGTCATCAGTACCAGTAGTTTCTGTAGTCGCGCCTGTATACATTCTACCAGATTTGACTAATTTACCATCAATATAACTATCAACATATTGATTATCTACACTAATAACGATATGAGTCCATTTTTGTATTGGGAAATTATCAGTAATTTCTAAAGTTTTAGGACTACCATCATCCAATGTAATATCACATTTTAATATTGGTGAAGTTTTTTCAAAATATAATTTAATATTTTTGTCTCTACTATAAATAGTTTTCTGTACACTTGAGTCCCATGAATGTACATAAATCCATATACCATATGCGTATCTAAGACTTGTAGGACTATTTTCAATTTTAATAGATGGATTTTCTGCATTTAAACTAGCAGTTTTGGTTAATTCAACAGATTTCAACAAAAAGAATTTATATAATATGTAAAAAAGTAGTATTACAACTATGGCTAAAATAATAGCTACAATATTCATTTTATATTATTGTATATATTAAATCGTTATAAATTAATTGTAGGCGGTGTTTTTTTCATAAAAATATTATACATACTTGTAATTCTATGTTTGCTTATTGTTTTTGGATAATATCTAATATTGCTAATAGCACCATCTAATCCATTGTTACTGCCAGTTGTAAATACATCACTTGAACTATACACTGGTAATTTTTGATTTAATTTGAATGTTCTTTCTAAATTACCATTCACAAATAAGTCGGCATGTGTAGAACTATAATTAAATACTAAATTATTCCAACGTTGAGCGGGTAGTTTTAATTCATAATATGGTTTAAAATCATTATCTTTAATAAGATTATTTTGATCATTTTTATCCTCATTTAATGTAGTATTATTTGTAAAATATATGCGATAAATGTCTCGTTCCCCATTTTGTTCATCGCTGTTATAATAGGTAATTCTGGGTTTTCGGTCACCATAATCAAAAATATCAGTTTCTGTATTATATGGCATTTTATTTTTACTATGTGCATTTAAATATGTCCACATAGACAAAGAATAATTCCGTCTTTGTATATCATCAACATTACCTGCTAATTGTAAATCATCTTGGTCAGGCATAGTAGTATCAATAGCATATGTATTTTGTTTGTTTAAAAAAACACTACCTTCTAAAATAGGAATCCCTTCTTTACTGGAAATATGCATAATTATTTTGGGAAGAACAATATAGGTAAGTAATAATACTAATTCAATAAAGAATAATATTAAAGCTGGATTAGAGGTCATTTTAAATTCATTAATAATATATTTAACAAATGCAATAGCAAGACAAGGAATATAAAATAATAAATAAATGAAAAATCCAGTCCAACCAGTCTTTGATTTTAAGTAATTACTAAATATGTAAAAGAACAAAGCTAACCCAAATATAATAGCAAGAAAAGCAATAAATCCAAATATATAATATACAATAGATGCAGTGCTAGATGTAATAGTAACAAGAATGTATATAATAATAGAAATGATAGCTATAATAGAGAAAACGGGAACTAAATAAGAGAACTGATTTTGAAAATATTGATTTAAAAAGAAACCAATTCCTACTAAAGACGATATAATAATAATTAAAGTATTATTATCATTAGGCTCGTTCTCTGTATTCGTTTTTTGTATAGAATCATTTGTATATATAGCAGCAATCAATAATGATATAAATGATGCAATATAACTTTTATTTTTATTAATAATTTCTATTGCTTGATTAATTTCCATGTATATAAAATGATGGTAGATTAAATTATATATAAACTGAATATAAATTAATCAAAAAAGGATTTTTTCGTGTAATATATTGATACAATAATTAATAATATAGTTAATAATTTATATAACATTTTTTCACTAATATAATCATTTGTTATCAAATAAGCACCAAACAAAATACCAATTAATGAACCAAACACAACTATGCATGAAGATAAATAATCAATATAACCTTTTTTATGATATAAATAAAATCCAGGTAAACTTTGAGGTAATAGTTGCATAAATAATCCAGCACCAACCGCGTTATTAATAGTCATACCACAATATGTTAATAATGGTATAGATATTACCCCAGCACCCACACCAACTGTTCCCATAGATATACCAGCTAATGAACCTATTAAAAAATATAATATAAGTTGAATCATATATATTATATTTATAAATTTTCCATTGTCGTTTTTTTTCCATGACATTCTCTACATAATGCAACTAAATTATCAACATGATTACTGCCACCATATTCTAACCGAATTTTATGGTCAACTTCAAACCATGCAGTAAGTTGACTATGGCAGTCCCCACATTTCCAATCTTGTCTAGAGGCAACAAATTTCTTTTTAGTTTCACTAACAGAACGTTTTGTGGCCTTTTTTCCTGAATTCATAATTCTATTTTCACTGTTTTGTTGAACAGGATTGTTAGGCATAGGAACAATAGGATGATTATAACTACCACCGTCCATGCTATTCATTTGTTGATTTGTAAAATTTTGTTTACTAGTGAAATCAAGAATGGGTGAAATCATATTAGAGGTACTTTTATCAATAGGTAAATATTTAATATAATCATTAGACGCAGTAACAATTTGTTGAGCACGTAATGGATTACGTTTAAATAAAATATAGATCATTAATGCACCGAATGCAACACCGGCCATTTGATAATATTTTTTATTAGACATTAACATTTTGGTGTATTTACCATCTGTATAAATGTTAGCAATGATAAAACCAGCAATAAGTATAATATAAAGTTCTAACCGCATTTTATATTATATAGAGAATATTTTGGTAATATTATTCATAATATAAATAGATTAAGTACAATAAAATACAGATAAAAGCCGCAAAAATATAGTGTTTTCGTGTGTTCATTTTTTCAATTAAAAATACGGGTTTTGGTTTATATGCTGACCTATATTGCGCAAGAGCTTCTGGCATAGATAGTTCTTGTTTTTCAAGTAATACATTTATTTTATTATGTATAAAATGCATCCATCTAACAAATGATTGTTTAGATGTTAAATAGGGCGTAACAGGATATTTATCTAAAAGATTGCTAAATTTGTCACCAATTTCATCAATAGGTATAAATAGTGGCATATTTTGTATTAAATCATAGTATTTTCTTTTTATTATTTCATTTGGATGTTCTGGATATGATTCGGCAACTGTATGTAAAAAAAACCAATAATGTGGCCCCCAAACATTAGGATCAAAAAACATAGCTTAGATATTTATATAAAGACACCTTATTATATTAATCTAGGATTTATCGTATTTAATATAATGAATGATAATTATTGCAATAATTGTGGAAAAACCGGACATGTATATCACCTATGTAAGATGCCTATAACAAGTATAGGAATTATAGCTTTTCGGGTATTTAATGATGAAATTCAATATTTAACAATAAGAAGAAAAGATACATTTGGTTTTATTGATTTTATGCGTGGTAAATATACACTTTATAATAAGGATTATATTATAAATATGTTAAAACAAATGACAAATTTAGAAAAAAAAAATTTGTTAACAATGACATTTACTGATTTATGGAAGAATATTTGGGGGGATAATAATATAAGTAATCAGTACAAACATGAAGAAAATGGTTCCAGAGAGAAATTTGAACAATTAAAAACAGGTATTACTATAAAAAATCAAACATATTCTTTAGCTACATTAATAGATGATAGTAATAAATATATGAAATGGGAAGAACCCGAATGGGGATTTCCCAAAGGTAGACGTAATTTCCAAGAAAAGGATTTTGATTGTGCAATGCGCGAATTTTGCGAAGAAACTGGTTTTGATAGTAAATATTTATATAATATTCGTAATATTTACCCATTTGAAGAACTATTTACAGGGTCTAATTATAAATCTTATAAACATAAGTATTACATAGCTTATATTCCATATGAATATAGTATGAATATGAATAATTTTGAACTATCTGAAGTTAGTAAGATGGAGTGGAAAACATATGATGAATCTATTTCAGCAATACGTCCTTATAATTTAGAAAAAAAGAGATTAATAACAAATATAAATAAAACATTGGTCCAGTTTCCACTATCTTATATATAATTTGGTTTACAAACTAGATAAATGAAATATATGTGTAAATTATATACATATATTTTAATAACATGTCAAAGAAAACACATAAAAATAGGGAAACTAGTACGACAAATAAAACACGACGTAAATTAAATATAAAACAGCCTACAACTATTATTAACTCTATTACTGATAGTATTTCTAGTATTAATCCATTTAACAATAATAAAGAAGAAAATACAAATGTACCGGTTGAACAAAATAATATAATTACATGTAATGATAGAAGATGTCCTAATGGATACAGATGTAACAATGACAAAATATGTTATAAATTAAAATCATTGGACTTGGAATTTAACAGACAAACATTATCATTAATCGTTGATGGTAATAGAGGTAAAACATATGATATTGATTTTTTAAATACGAATTTTGAACGTATAAGTACTTTAAAAAATGGGCGTATTGATGGTAAACAAATTACTGGCAAAAAGTTACAAGAAATTATTGCAGATTTAAAGAAAAATATAACCAAAAATACTAAAAATACATATTATGGAACATTAAATGATGAGATGATTATTCAAATCATTTATTTGGAAAATATGCAAGAAAATATTGGGAATATAGATACTGATACAGATAATAAATTACAATCTATTCCTCAATTATCTGTAACTCCTATTAAGGAACAAACACCTATAAATGAAGATAATACAGAAC